CTGCAAATCTTCATAATGACTTGCCGCTCCTGCCCATCCTATTCTGATTATACCATCATTTTTTTTCTTATAATAGTTGTCCCAATGGCTCGCTGTCCATGCAGGTACATCCCAAAGATGTTTATCTAAATAATTAGGTAAAGCGTCTACTCGTGGATTCCAAAGAGAATATTCATTTCTCATTCTATCGGTAGTTACTTGCATAGCATCACATTTTTGTATTATTTTTAATCCACGAGCGTAATTAGGGCCAAATGGACTCCAAAAATCATAAGAAGGATTGGTGGGAGAAATAGCATTCACATAGTCATCTAATTCATAAATAATCTTTTTACCTAAAGAATGTGCTTGATCGAAAGTTTCGTATGCTTCGACATCAGTCATTCTTTGAACAATAATAACGTGAGCCCATTCAACCATTTTCCAATTCCAACCAAAGTTAACCATGACATTCGCCAAATCTTGTCTTTTAATCTCATTGGCAGGAACCATCATTCGATAGAATCCGCAACCTTTGTTATCTCGAGGAATCCACAAAAGATTCAATCTCTTGGGTACTTGCACCTCACCAGCTTGTGCAATTCCACCCTTCATAATCTCATCTGACATTATTTGAATCCCCTTTCTTTAAAATGAATAATTCTGTGACAAGTAGGACATAATACTTGCCCATTTTCAATCGTATTGTTTTTTCTATTATAGTCTTTATGGTGTACTTCTAATAATTCTGGAACATTATCCCATTTACAAATATCGCACTTATCTCCATAATGTGCTATTACTCTTTGAGTCCAATATTTAGGTGAATTACCACCTCTCCAATTAGGATTTTTCTTTCCTTTTACATTTTTTGGTAATCCAATTCCACTTCCTTTATAATGTTGAAAAATTTTGTTTTTCTTTGCTCTTTTACTTCTTCTTTTCCTTTCAGGTATAGCTTTATCTGTTTTATAATATGCTTTTAAAACTTCTGATTTGGTTTTAATTTTAATTCCAATTCTAATAAGTCTTCTTTTAATAGTTTCAGGTGAACAATTAAAAAATTTAGCACACTCCTTTATATTTTTTGTTTTATATGCTTTTCTCAATTCTTCCGAATTTATTATTATATAAGAATTCCTCATTATTATTTCCCTTTTAGTGCTTTTTCTAAAATTCTAATAGATTTATCCCAGTTTAACTGTTTTACTGTTTCTAGTCCATTTCTAATTAGTTCTTCTCTCATTTTCTTATTTTTCATTAATTTTTCTAAGTCTTTTTCAATTGATTGATTTTGAGTAAAAATTAGTGAGTTTTTGTCATTACAAAACATTCTAGTACCAGACGTTTTTCTAGTAAGAACCGCACAACCACACGCCATTGCTTTAGCTTGCATTTCTGCTGTTCCATCTTCATAACTGGCTTTTATTAATATGTCACATGATGATAGTATCTTTCTAGTTTCTTCTTGTGTTGGATTTACCCAATGCTTGTCGCTTTTTATCGTAAATTTAGTGTTACTCATTGTCCATAGATCAAAATCTCTCAAATTGCTTAATGCTTTATTTATATCTGCAACACCCTTCCACGGCGAGAGGTTTCCATCTACTAAAATTCTTAATCTATCTCCTTTAGGCATACCTAAATCAGGATAAAAAAGTTTATGATTTAATCCTATTGGGATAACGAATGTATCTTTTCGGGATGTTAAATATTTATTTGTAACTAAAAAATTGAGAGGTAATTGATATGAGTTATCAATATACGTTTGCTGTGTTCTATATTCAATGTCGATTCTGTCTTTATCAAGATTGGGGAATTTAGCTTTAAAAAGTTCTCTGGGATAAAATTTCTTAACGTCATCTGTTAAAAAGTAGTACTTTTTTGTTTGAACATCTAAATCGTTTACGTAAAAAGCACATGGAGGTTGATATGCAACAATTGCATCGGCTTTTTCAAAAAATTCCAAACTATCTTGAAGTTTTTGGGGTGTTATTAATAAAGGATATTCAACAGAAACTAATTCATCTAATGAAGTAATCCTAACATCATGTCCCTTGTCAGAAAGGCCGTTTATCAATTCGAATATAACTGTTGCACCGCTTACCCTTAGAGAAGGTAATAAAAAAATTATCTTCATAAAACTAAATCTTTTACTTTTTAATATAAGATAGCGACATGAATATCTGACGAACCACCACTTTCGTTTCTTATCGTCAATCTATCAAGTCCCCTGCCTGCGAGAAATTCTCTTTCTTGGTTGGCTGGGATAAAATAATCAGCATTGTCTGCTTCATGAGTACTTGATGTTGGTGTAAACAAAACATAAACATTTGTTGTGGGTGTTATTTTAACTAACTTTTCAGTACTAGCAACATTATCGAAATCTTGTTCAGCTCCATTGTTATTTGCACAAACTATCTTTTTTGTATACATATTACCGAATACTTGCATTATTTTTTCTCCTTTTTACCTTCCCATTTTTCGGGATGGTTAAATCTAATATGAGATGTTAAACCTGCTTTACTTTTAGTTACTGCCCCACAGTGAGGACAAGTAAAACCTTCTATTTTTTCTTTTGCTACCCTTAAAACTCGTTTTGTTGATTTATCTGGATTTTTATCTAATCCTTTTACGATTGAAAATTCATTAGGACTTTGTTTAACAATAATTTTAGCTAATTTGAGTGGGATTGTAGCCTGGAAATTCTTAAAAATGTAACTTCGACTAAGTTCTCTTTCATCCTTTTCCCCTCCTTGCATTACCTGAGCTGTCTTAAAGACGATAGGTATGCTTTCATTGTTGATTGTTTTGCTTTGGACTATTACTAGATTCTTCATTTTTATCTCCTTACTATTTAAATATAACACTTTACTAAAAAAGGGGCAAGTAATTCAATACTCACCCCTTTTTAATATCTTTTACTAATCTGTTTTTTTAAAAACATTGATTATCCTAAGTTCTTAACAACTGCCTGCCATTGAGGGACACGAACTTCCAAAACAATATTCCAGACCACTGTTTGGGTTTCAGCCAAATCTAATGCTCTGTATGTCGGAAGACGATACATCGGTTCTGTCTGTGCTAAAGCAACTTCATCCATATCTACAATAAACACATCTGTATTAGGAGTATTTGGTGAACTAGCCGCTATCAGGAATGGATCAAGGACAATTTCAATTGGCCCAGCCCATGACATGTAACGTGCTACGTTATAACCAAAAGTCATACCAGCATTCGGATCATTGTAAACAACTTTGTTAGCCCAGAGAGCAGCGAAGTCTCTCAAATCTTTTGCCCCCATAAACATATGGGTGGACATTCCACCATTATCAACAACAGCCTGAATGGCGTTGTCTATGTAAGTTTGGGAAATTGGATTCCCACTTGCGTTAATGGTATTGGAAGCCCCAGCATAATCAGCAATCAATTTATATAACCCGGTAAAGTCATTGGTACTTGTACCATCATGATTACCGTAATAAATCTTTTTCTCAACATCGTGGAGAATTTTACGCATTCCTTTTTCTAGATGAAGATTCATCAAGTCAAAGTAGTCACTTGCAGCCCATTGTGCCAAATCACAGACTTTTACGCTTGTGGCGTAAGTCTTAATTTGAGCAGAATAGCGAGTGATTGTTGCGTCATTCTCGGGAGGAGTACCGCACTCAGCGACAGCAGTATCAGTGCTTCCTAGTGCCGTAACCATGTCCCATTCATGAGTTTTACCATTTGCTTTTACCTTAGCAACCTTGTCAAGGAACGGGGTGTTCCTCTTGGTGATGTCACCAATTTGGGTGTCTAAGTGCTCTCTTTGAGCGAATGCTCCAGAGGTTGTAGTGTAAATAGCACTTTTCATGAGCATGGATGCAGCTTGATCCACGCCTTGAGATACGTTTGCTGACTTTTGAAGTAACGAGGCAGCATCAAGTAGAGCTTTTTGCAATTTTACTTGCGATTTCTTTGTCATACTTTTTGCCTTTCTTTTTAAGTCATTTAATAAATAATAAAAACTAAACCTTTTACTCTACATTTACTATTCTTTTAGCATATTCGGCACGGACTCTTTGGATTCTAGCGAATAAACTGGCATCGTTTACAAATTCTTTCTTAACTGATTCAATTTTTTTGTCTCTTGCCTTTTTCAATTCGTCAACACTCTTATCTTCGGTTTCTTCATCTCCGAGTGTCCGTTTAACTTCCACAGTCTTGCGACTTGATGGTTGAGTTTCAAGCTTTTCAACTTTTTCTTGAAGTTCTTCATAGCCTGAAAGTACTGTTTTAAGACTTTTAGAAAGTTCTTTAACAGTTTTAACCAGTTCTGCCTCTTTGCTCTTTTTAGGTTCTTTCTCTGATTTTACTTTGATAGTTTTCACTTTCTTAGTCACAGAGTGTTCCTTTTTGCCCGACTCCTTGAGATTTTTCTTTTTAGTTTTCGATTTCTTGACTTTTTCTTTAGAGATTTTAGTTTTAACAACTTTTTTCTCTTTTGAATCGGTTTTCGATTTCTTGACTTTAGATACTTTCTTTTTGGATTTCTCATTCTCTGGTGCTGCTGATTTTTCAGCTTTTTTACCTTCGGACTTGGTTTTTTTAGCTTCGTCTTTCTTAGACTTGTCAGCTTCCAGTGAGGGATCTTTTTTAGTCATTTCTAGACTCCTTTCAATTAATAATATTTGTTTTTCGTTTAAAAAGGTAAGTCCTTTCTCAACGAGTTCAAGTAATAAATCGGCTTCCATATTTTGGATACTTCGAACAATTGATCTTGCCAATTCAGTGAATTGCTTTCTTCGTTCATTCCTTCTACTTTTTTCTTTATTTTCTTTTTTTATTTTCTTTATTAATACTCTATCATTTTCTTCATTAATTGATTTTGCAATATTTGAAACCCATGCTTTAGGATAAGCTGGTCGGGATGTAACAGCGATGTGATCTAAGTCAATTTTCTTATAAAGACGAACCCATTTTTCATCTTTTCCTTCACCTTCTTTAACCATCTCATAGTCTTTAACATATCCACCGATTGAAAGGCCAAGTTTCTTATTCTGTTCTGTTAGAGCATACCATAAATCGTTAGCTGTACTCATTTTATTAAGTTTAGCTTTAATAGTAAGATCATTCTTGTCCGTTACTGTTAACTCATTAATATCACCTATCTCGCTTGACCAAGAAGTATCGTGTTCATTATTAAGATTAATAACATGTTGTTTGAGAGATTTAGCCATAGATTCAATAGCAGACGGTGACATTCTATCTCCGTGTAAATCTAAATCCGTCCCCGAAGCAACTCCATCTAAATATCTTTCTTCAACTTCATTACCGTCTTTGTCTTTAATAATCTTAACGCTAGTTTTAAGAATAGGAATAGCGATTTTAAATCTTTGAATTTTTGTGTCTGTCATGATTTTTCCTTAATTATTTTAATAAAAATAAATCTTTATATAGTTTAGGGATATAGATTCTAAAAGGCTTAATATCGAATCTACCCTCTTTACCTGCACACCAATCTTCTAATTTCATAAATGGAGGGATGCTTCTACTATTTTTAGAACACCAAGAGATGTCACTCGCAGTTTTTTCTAAAAAGTAATTTGCATCTTCTTTATTATCTATTTCTGTTACACATCTTTTTCTAAAAGTATACTTTTTGTTACTTTTTGATACTAGAGTAAGTGTTGTGTAATATCCACAATTGTATATTAAATCCATTTATACATTTAAAAAGTCCCTATCTATTCCTTTTAATAAAGGCTTTTCCTGGGACTCTTAACTTAAAACTTAAACTAAGACAAGTATATTAAAGACTATATCTACTTGTCAATGATACTATTTCTTTTCTTTTTTTTCAATATAGTCTGTACTCCGAATGTTTTCAGAACCACAAATAGGACATTGGGGCATTACAGTCTTAATGAAACTAGAACCTACTACTTTAGAAAACTTATGATGGCATTTTTGACACTCATATTTCTTTATCATCATTCTCCTTTAGAATACCATCTTTCTTTCGGTTTGTCTTTTTTTAAAATAACTAGGATATCGTTTGTGTTGTCCTTCTGTCGTTTCGATGTGTTTAATCACTACATCCTCAACATACCCAAATTTATATCCCGAAAGACTTAATTTCATACAAAAAGCCCTATCTCCTCCTGCATGTTTAGGTACAGGGAACTCCCATCCGTTAGAATCTTTTGTCCAAGCATCTCTGTAACCAATCATACATATACCACCTATAAATGGCGTTAATCCTATATTAAACTCTTTAATATGTCCATATCTATTTACTCCACCACGATTATTTATTAATCCCTTAACATAGGGGGAAATGACAAACTTTTTGGATAATACGTTGATACACTTTTTTAACCAACCATCTGTTTCAATTTCAACATCATTATCCAGCTTCAAAATTATGTCTGCTTCATCACCAATCCTATCAATGGCAAAATTGACTCCTCTATTTATGCCAATGTTTATCCCTAAAGGATAGATTTTAAGATTATAAATGTCTTTATGTTTATTGAGATAATTTAATGTTCCATCTGTACTTGCTTGGTCTATAATATAATGATCATAAGGGATGTGTGTTTTATTGTGAAGACTTTCTAGTGTTCTTTTTGTGTAATATAAACGGTTTTTTGTAAGTGAGAATATGGCAATCTTCATTTTTTTATTAATTTTTCTTTAAAATATTTTATCCATTGCTTTCTGGTGAAATTAACCACGGAATTACACTTATTACATAAACTAATTAAATTAGATTTTTTACAATTTTTCTTATCATAGTCTATATGATGAATTGATAATTTTCTATTATATTGGTTTAATTCATCTTTTTGTAATTTACCACAAAGCTGACAAGTATAATTATCTCTTTTTCTAATTTGTTCTTTTAGGTTTTCATTAAATTCATATGAATAAGGTAATCGTGCAATTCCGCCTTTCCAATTAGAATTACCTGAACCTCTCATTTTTTGAGAATGTTTAGGTCTTTTTCTTCCTAATAATCTTTTAGAATGTCCTGGACTTTTATTACCGATGCGTGATTTTGCATAACATGTTGTACTACAAAATATTCCCTTAAATCCCTTTACTTCTAGATAACAAGGTGCAAAACTGAACTCCTTCCCACAATATTGACAAATTCTTTTAATTTTTGGTTTAACATTTTTATTACCTAATATTTTAGCTCTTTTTATACGGATAGGATCTTTACCAGAACATTGACGACTACAAAATTGTCTATGATAGTTTTTCCATGCTACAAACTTTTTTCCACAAGTTTGGCATATAACTACTTCTTTAGCTGGAGTTAATTCAATATTCATACTTTATAATTATATTATACTTTATAATTATAAAGTATTCAACTTCCTTTATAAACATCCTTTGCTAAATTTTGTATATGAGTTCTAAATTGTTTCGTACTTGGTGAAAAATCTCCTCCCATTGGATTTTGTTGTCCTATGTTCGAATCTCCCCAATGATATTCAGTAATCACTTCTGGGACATGGACAATCCTTTTTCCTGCCTTACCAAATCTAACCATTAATAGCCAGTCACCTTTTCTTTCCCAAAAAATATCCCAAAAGCCAATGTCATTGATGGATTGGATAGTGTGCATAATATCCGATGTATCGATGTAATTACCATTATTAATTTGCGTTAAATTATAAGGAAGGCTTTGTTTTCCCATAAATCTCTTTTCATTAGGATTATTACTTTTATAAACTCTATCACCATAGACGACATCTACTTGATGTTTAATAATTGCTTTATAAAGTACTTCTAAATGATTAGGGAGATAAGTATTATCATCGTCTAAATAACAAATATAATCACCTCTGGCTATTATTATTCCTATATTCTTTGGTCTAACCATGTAACCAGTGTTGTAAGGTAATCTCATAGCAATTAATCTATCTTCACCATCTGGGAGTTTGATATTGGGAGGTTTATCACTATGGTCGTCAACTACGACAATTTCAAAATCTTTAAATGTTTGAGCCAATACGCTGTCAATGGCTCTTTGAAGTAGTTTTTCTCTGTTATAGGTAGAAATGATTACTGAAATTTTGGGTTTCATATAAATTTGAACTTTGTATCTTTTGGTAGTTTCATAATGTTTTCCATAGTCTCAATAAGTCCATTACCTTGAGTATCCTGTATGTGGCCATGCCCTCGCAAAATATTCAGGGGAGGCGGGCTATCTTTAATATTCCAATTATATTTAATTCCATCTCTCGGATCGTCAGGATGAAGCATTATTTTATATTTAAGTTTCTTTAATTTTTCATACATGACATCAGAAAGTTGCCAATATGGGGCACGATAAATAGGAGCAAAATGGTATGTCTGATGTAATCTAGCC